TCTTCTAACCATGTTCTCCGCCCGCGTCATCGGCACTTACACGCCGGAGCAGTACGCCGACTGTGTGCGAGAGGCCCGTGCCAATCGCCACCGCTGGGGAATGGGGCAGTGGTGATGAAGATAGAATTCTTAAGAACAAAAAGAATGCCATCGGACAGTTATGAGTGCGTGTCTCTTTCGGCTTATGACGCGACAGAAGAAATAAGAAATAAAACTGGCGATTATCAGCCTATTTTACTTCGCTGCATAACTCAGCCGATTGTTTACACCGTATGTTGCCATTGCGGGCGACCAAACCCGCAGACAATACACCGCTCCCATATATCAACTCCGTTTAGATGTTGCTCCTCAAGATGTGCAAGTTTTGTAATTAAACGACATAAAGCACACGCGAGAAGGGTAACAACTCCGACTCATTTTATTACAACACTTGAATTATATGAGAAAGATTCAGGAATATGTGGAATATGTTCTTTGCCAGTAGAAATATCAAACGCATCAATAGATCATATTATTCCAGTCTCTAAAGGGGGAACACACACATGGGACAATGTTCAACTAGCTCACTACAAATGTAATATAATAAAATCTAACAATGAAATGGATAAGCTAAAAGGCCAAGAAAGATTTATTCAAGGTGCCTTTATTCATAGTTTGAAGGAAGAAGAGATTGAAAAAGAAACTGAGGTTGATTCAGAATGTCTGTAAAACGACTCACCTGGCATCTCGCCGTGCTCGAACGTGCGAAGAAGAATTTGCTAAAGAAGCAGTACGATGCAGTGCGCACCCGGCTGGATCTGGCCGTTCTTATGGCGACCGAAATGTTGAAGCAGGCCGAGGGATTTAAGGCAAAAGCAGTTGAGGCCAAGAATACGAAGGCCCTTGGAACAAAGGAGAGCAAATGATCGCACCATTACCCCCATCTATTGAAGCCATCTACCAAAATGGTGCTGCAAAGGGCGAGCGCAATAATCAGCTATTTAAACTAGCTTGCCAGTGGCGCGATCAAAAAGTCTCAGAATTTGATGCAACAACAAACGCAGAGGAATGGGCCTACAAGGTTGGGCTGTCGCAGAATGAAGCTGTGGCTGCCGTAAAATCTGCATACAGCAAACCCGCAAGAGAGGAATGGAAACCAAAAGGGAAATATAGTTTTCAAAATCTCACGATAATCAGGGAAGATCTACCCGTTCCGCCCATGCCGATCAGTGTGGAGAGCGGGCCAGTCGATAAGTTCCTGACCACATGCTTCGATGTTGGGGATCAGATCAACATCTGCCGATCGATTAAAGATGGCGACCGCGAGCGGCCGGACGGTGCAGGCGAGACGCGGAGCCGGGAAGAATGGCTAGAGCTGTTTAAGGCCGACGGATTGAAGGAGTGGCAAGGGGATGCAGTGGGCGTTTATGTTTCGATCAACGCTAACAACGGAAAGAATCGTAAAGCGGAGTCGATCGTAAAGTATCGCCACTGCCTAATCGAGTTCGATGAAAGTACGATGGCTGAACAGTGGGCGATCATTAAGCGCAGTGGCCTGCCTACGTCGTCCATCATTAAGAGCGGATCACGAAGCTTACACGCATGGGTGGAGATTCGGGCAGCCAATGCCAAGGAGTTCGCTGAACGTGTGGACTTCATTTACAAGCACCTAGAACACTCTAAGCCCGATCCGGCCAACAAGGACGCTGGCCGGTTGTCGCGGTTGCCCGGTGCGATGCGGACGGCCACAGGGTTGCAGCAGGAGTTGGTCGAGTGTGGCGCACCCACCCTGACTTACATGGAGTGGATGGAGCTCACGATCTACGGCGATATTCCTGAGCCGTATAGCTGGGAGCAGTTGGTCAATTTCAAGGAGGATGCGGATATAACGCAACTGCTGGGCAAGCGGTGGATCTGCCGTGGCGGCTCGGCTTTGTGGGTGGGGAGTAGTGGCCTTGGCAAGAGCGTGCTGTGCTTACAGGCCGCAATCACCTGGGCGGCCGGGCGTGATCTGTTTGGCATTAGCCCGCACGGTAAGCCGTTGAAGTCGCTGATCGTCCAAGCAGAAAACGATGAGGGCGACGTGGCAGAGGCGTTGCAGGGGATTCTAAAGGCGCTGGATTTGACCTCAGAGGAGCTGGATCGGGTGAAACAGAACATCGTGATCGTGCGTGATTGCACATCCACGGGTGAGCGGTTCGTTGATAGGATGCGTCGCCTAGCTGAAAAGCATAAACCCGACCTAGCCTGGGTAGATCCGTTGCTGGCTTTTATCGGTGGCGACTTATCCAGCCAAGAGACGGCCGGTGGCTTTTTGCGTAATTTGCTTAACCCGCTCGCCCTATCTGGCGGATTTGCTTGGATGCTTATGCACCATACCCCAAAGCCAACACGGGACGGCAGCGGTTACCAAGGGCATGACAAGGCGTACAGCGGATTTGGTTCAAGCGAGCTGACGAATTGGGCAAGAGCCGTTTTAATGCTGTCTCCTTGCGGTCAGGATGAGCAAGGAACGTACACATATAAGCTTGAGGTGACCAAGCGCGGAAAGCGGTCTGGCTTGCGTCCTAACGTCACTGCGAGCGATTTTATCGCAACCAAGACGCAGCCGTTAGTTCACTTAAAGCATGCCGACAAGGGGATGGCGTGGATTGAAGTAGGGGCGCCTGAAAAGTCAGTAGGCAGAAAGGCTATGTCGATCGATTGGGGCAAATTACCCGAAAGGGCTAAATACAGCCAAGTGGTCGCATTCGTACAACAGGCCACCGGGTTGCAGGAACGGCAAGCGAAGGCCCGTGTGAAGCAGGCCAAAGAGGATGGTTTGATCGAAGAAACTGAGGCTGGTTTATTCAGCAAAAAGGTGACAAATGAGCCCTTTTAACGTTAGTGCAGTAACCCTTATTGCACTAGTGCAGTATTGCGGAGCATGTAGGTGCAGTAATAATGGGCCTTTAGGCCCAATTATTGCACTAATGCAGACTACCGTTTTCATTAATGCACTAACGACTGCACTAGCGAGGTTAATCTAATATGATAGATCAGGAAGCAATCGAGCGAATCCCAGCGGTTATTCCGCATCCAGCAAGCATGATCGATAGCTTGCAAGACTTGGTCTTTGAGTCATGCGATGACCTAAAGATTACGGTCACCACTTCAACGGTTGCGACTATCACCAAAGTAATAGAGCATTTAATGGATAAGTCTGCCGATCACCCGGCTATGGCCAACCGAACGGACACGCTGGGGCATGCGGTCTTGAACATATCTCTTAACCGTTCGCCTGAATCTATGACGGCCGTGGCCAAGCGGTACGGCATCACTAAGCAGGCGATCAGTAAGAAAGTCACTGAAGTCTATGATCGGTTGGGTATCCGAGCACGATCGCAGAAGAGCGAGAAGGCCCGCGAATCTTACCGCAAACGGGCATACCGTGTTCACGCAAAGCGGCGGCGTGAAGCACCTAAATTTAACATGGCCGCACTAAAGAAAGGTATTAAGAAATGAAACTACTATCTGTAATAAACAAACTAAACGAAACGCGGGATAAGGCGATTGAGCTGGTAGGCAGGACGATCTCACTGGCATCTGACGCTGGCGAGATCATTGCCGTGGCACGCACTGAAGGTAAGGACGTGCAGGCCATATGTGAGGAGGCAGGGATTACTGAGGAGGTTGGCAAACGATATGAGAAAGTTGCGGCCACTCAGAAGCGACTGAGCAGTGGCGATGCAGATCCAAGCCTTATGCGTCAGACATATCTGCGGATTGGAATCTTGCCCGACCCCATCACGATGAGCGAGCCAAGCGAACCAAAGCACTTCCTGTTCCCAATTATGAAAGCAAGGCAGTGGCTTGCGTCGAGAGGCGCAAAATTTATTGCCCAGGATAAGGCGCTGAAGGAGCAATTCCTAGCGGAGGCCGAGCCGATCGTGAAGGCGTACAACGACCTGAGGGGGGCGGCCTAGGTAGGCCAGCTTGCGTAAGTGCCTAAGGAATCTTTTAATTTTTTGCAATCTGTCGCGATGGCAAAGACA